ATTATCAAAAATTGTAATTTTAGATATAGGGACAAATGATGATAAATCTAATAATACGGAAACGGTTCAATCATTAGAAGAAATTAATAAAAATAAGTTAATGGAATTATTTCAAATAATAGATACGCACGGTTATATAACTAATATTAATTGGTTTCTAGATTTAGATAAAGCAAAGATTATTCATTTTATGTGTCATTTAAAAGATATATTTTTTTATCGCGCTGAATTATCAAGAGAAGAGCAGCGTGAAATTATTCCAACAAATATAGCACCGTTTCCAGTCTCCATACAGTACACATTTAGTAATTATTCACTCAATGAGGCAAGATATGAGATGTTAAGAGTAATAGAACAATTTATAACACTTGGTATAAATGAATCAAGGCGGTCGTTGGGTGTATTATATGTTTTAGGTGCATTTACATTATGTTCGCGTGAGGCAGCAAATGCTTTTCAATATTTATATATTACCTTTGGTATGTGAATTATTTTAAGAGAATAATATTTGGATTAAAAATATTATTCTCTAAAAATCCGCCATATAATGGTGTTAAATTTACGTGAATTAATATATATATATATTGTTAGTAAAACAACTTAAAAAACTCCCATATATAAGTGTATAACAATGGGAAAACCTACTAAAACTACTACTACTACTACTACTACTGCTACTACAGCAAAAAAATCTAAAGTTGTCAAGAAAGCGACTGCCCCCGAAGCGGAAATCACTGCCCCCGCAACCCCCGCACCCCCCGCGCCTATTGAGGTAAAGAACGAAGTTGTAGAAACTGTAACGGATACAATGACAGTTCTTGAAAATCGTTTTGCTGCTCTTGGGGCAAAAGTATCCCAGTTGTATATGGACGTTGGTGCTATTAAGAAAGAACATACCGAAGTTGGAAAGTTGATGGCCAAGGAAATGAAAGTTTCCAGAAAACTTGCTGAAGCAAAGATGAAACGTGCTGGAAATCGTGAGCCCGCTGGGTTCATTAAGCCTACTCTTGTAAGTGACGAACTTGCAAAATTCCTTGGTATGCCATCAGGTTCAGAAATGGCAAGAACAGCTGTTACCAAGCAAATCACAAAGTATGTAAAATCCAACGAGCTTCAAGACCCCCAAAATGGACGAACCATTCTTCCCGATGCTGCTCTTGCTAAACTTCTCAAGATCTCAAAGAATGATACACTTACTTATTTCAATCTCCAACGCTACATGGCGCCTCACTTCCCTGCTTCTACTGCTAATACCGCTGCTGCTGCTGCCGCTGCTGCCAGTGCCAGTGCCACCGCATAATCTGCCAATTATCCAATTATATTACCAACTGTGTATATATAAAATTATATAAATAAATTTGATTTATTAATTATTACATTACAATAATTAATAAAATTGTAGTTAGTTAGTTGGGATAATTGTATTTTTATTAATAAATAATATCATTTTAATTATTTTATTCCTTCTGTTATATTTTATTGTATCATTAAGTTTTGTTTCATTCGGTTGTATTTTTTGAAAACATCTGCAAAATATCATAATAGTTTATTATAATATTTTTAATATTGGAAATTATTATCCGTGAAGTGTCATTTTTAATGATCTTAATAATTCACATGATTTATTTTTTCTACATACCGTATATTTTTTTTCTTGTAATTCATTGACAATATATAAAAAGTTAGCATCCAATTTTATATCATCAATATGTTGAATAAATTTCATAATGTTTTCATTGTTATCATCGAAATTCAATATATTTTCATTCATATCAACAAATAGTGCAATAGTTTTACTATCATTAAATAGAAGTAACGATTTTATAACATAATAGCAGAATACATTTGTATTTTCAACAAATTGTTCCCTTTGCAACTCAAAGTTAAATAAATCATAATAATTAATTTTCATAAAATTCAAGATTTTTATTGTTTGAAAAATAGCATATTGTTTTTCTGTAAACATCAACTCATAATATTTATCGACAAATTCATCAAATAATTTAGGTGAATTACACATACAGTATGCGTTAAATATTGTACTCCATATTGTAGCAAAAAACTCACAATAACTTTCATTTAATAAAAAGTCGCTTTGTACATTAAACATTTCATTACAATTATTTGTAAAAATATGCCCAGGTGTTAAGTGAAAATCCAACCCAAATGTATGTATTGTTTCGTGGCATAAAACTTTAAACCACTCTTCTTTTCTATAAATGGTAATTGAATTATGTTCTTTACATCTATAAGTCCAAGCAGTATTAATATTTACTGCATCTAATATATCTTGCTGTGAATTAAAATAAATTCCGGATAATTTTTTTTTGAAATTGGAAAAAAAAATAGTGATTCTTAATGTTTTCGTACATTCTTTCTTAGCATATAAAGATAGAATATACAACCACATATATATTTTTTTAATATATGATTTTATTAGCTTTTTGTCAGGTATCTGATTAAAAAAAACAAATTCGACCACAAATATTCGTCCATATAATATAAAATTATATGAGTATTTAGTGCTAGCATACAACATTATATGTTCGTGTATGACAGCTGGGAAAAATACATTGGGTTCATCTAAATCAATATTATCATCGTCAATATACATTTTTGTATGAATTATTTTGTCATAATTATTTTTATATGATATAAATGCGTCTTTCATATTTTGAAAAAAAATCTTTAGAACATCTCTATATGAAGACGACAACTTTTTGATATTACAATTATTTGGTGTTATAGATATATCTCTTATAAACTCCATATTATTATATAGACATATTATTTAATAAAAAATAATATGTATTGCTTTTAATATTGATATTGATGATTATTTATTTCAATACCATTTCTTTAATATCATAAAATTTAAACATAGTTTTTTTCGTATAACTTTTATACATTGTTGTATCAAATTTTGTAATATCAAGAATTTGATTGTGAATATCTGTCCATCTACTAATATCATCTGGGCATTTTAGATTTTTCAAGATATCCAAACTATTTTTAATTATAATTTTTACATTTTCTACCATTTCATCACAATACGATTCCATATCATTCATATTTAATTTAGTATTAAAGTTTCCAAGTAGTTTTTCTAATATGTCTAACACAAATTCTGTCTGAACAACATCACAATTTAATAACGATGAAATAAATTTACTTAAAGCGCGTCGCTTTTCATTTTGAGAATTTGTTCTGCAAAATTCTTCATAATCTTCCGAAGAATTGATTAGAGGTTCTATATGATTAAATATATCCAAATACTCTACAAATTTTTTTTCGATAATCTGCTCAAAAATTTCATATTTTGACATCAAAACGCTGTAAAATTTAGCGTAAATATGAGAATAAAATGCATTGGAACTTGCAATGTTAAATATAAATTTTCCAATTTTTTCAAAATCTTCTTCGGACATAGAATCCTTTGTTAATTCTAATATTGTTAATATCTCCTCCTTTATCTTTTCATAGTTTTTATCTGACAATTTATTTATTTGTACTGTTATTTTACTTAAATTTATTTCATAATCCGTCTCTCCACTTTTAATTATAGTAGGTTTAAAATTAGGGTCTTTTACAATTACTCGTTGTTTATTTTTTTTCTTGAAAATTGGTGTTTTAATATAATTAGTATCTCCAACTAATTCAGCAATTTTTTTTATAATAGAAATAGTTTCATTTGGTAATTCAAAAGTGAAACCTTCATTCTTTACAGATTGAATATCCGTTAATGAATATGTATATTTTCGTACGATTGATGTAGACATAATTATTATTCTAAGTATAATATAATATAATCAATATTATGTTTTTAAGTATATTCAATTTTTGTTATAATACATTTAAAGTAGTAAATTAATTTATGATTATATGTTCATAAATAAGTATTATTTTAATGCCCGTGTCTGGTATTTTAACAAAAAATAATGAAAATAATGAAAATAATGAAAATGGTGAATTACAAGATAATTCAAATAATTCAATTAAAGATTATTTCAAACTTCCAATACATTATCTAAATGAAAGCAAACAAATAATAATTGATAATAGCACTAAAAATGATATTGAATTAATTAAATGTGATGATGCAAATGAGAATTCACTACCATTATATCATTATTTATTTGATTTTAATGGGAAAAGTAAATGTGAGAAGGAAGTTTTAGAATTATGGAGTGATTGTTATACAAGTGATACTAAGTTTATTATAGATACTCGCAATGTTATAACGAAAAAAAAATTAACGAACCATCATAACTTAACCGGTACAAAAGTAGATGAAATATATGATTTATGGAATGATATAAAATATGAGGACAATTTTTATGAAAAATACCATTTTTTTGAGTATAGTTATATAAAATTTTTAAATAAATCGTCAATAACAATGTTAATATTTAGTATTTTAAATATTGTTTCTCCATTATTTAGTTTATTAAGTCCATTAATAATGCTCATATTGCCGTTTATAATATTAAAAATATCTGGAAATAATTTCATAGATTTTAAAACATATTTCCAATTAATTATTATGTCTATTAAGCAACACGTAATCGGGCGTTTTATTTATAATTTTAATGATATATCATGGAGCGAACGGGTATCTGCTATTTTTATGATTTTTATGTATGGAATGCAAACATACTATAATATATTATCTATGATACGTTTCCATACTAACCTAGAACAAATACATAGTCAAATAAAAGAACTGAAAAAGTATTTATCAATGACAATTGACAATATGCAGGAGTTTAAAGAAAAAACAAAAAAACTAAAAAGTTATAATACATTTAATGATAATTTAGAGCAACATTACTGTCAAATTGTAAAATTGTATGGTGATATAATACATATTAATAATTACGAATGGAATATAAATGAAATATCAAATATTGGAAGTTTGATGAGCAACTTCTATAAACTTCATACAGAAGAGAAATATCATAATTCTTTACTATATACATTTGGTTTCAATATTTACTATCATAATATTTCTACATTGCAGAATAAATTTAGTGAAGGAATCATTAATAAATCAACAATTGTTAAAAATAAAAAATTAATTATGAACCAATTTTCTTATCCACCATTAAAAAATAATTCCGTTACAAATTCAATTAATATGAAAACGAATAAAATAATAACAGGTCCAAATGCATCAGGTAAAACAACAATTATAAAATCTTGCATTTTCAATATTTTAATCACACAACAATTGGGTGTTGGATTTTATAAAAGTTGCAAAATATCACCATATAATAATATACACTGTTATCTAAATATTCCCGATACATCAGGTCGTGATAGTTTATTTCAAGCAGAAGCCCGCAGATGTAAAGAAATAATATATAAAGTGGAAAATTCGAAAAATGGAAATCATTTTTGTATTTTTGATGAATTATATTCAGGAACAAATCAAGAGGAAGCTGTAGCAAGTTCCCACGTTTTTATTAAATTATTAAATGATAAAGAGAATGTTTCATATCTATTAACAACTCATTATAGTGACCTATGTAAATCTATGAAAGATGAAAAGAATGTTTCTAATTATTGTATGAGTGTAACATTGAAAAATGATCAATTAAATTTTAATTATAAATTAAAAAAAGGGATAAATCAAATTAAAGGGGGTGTTCAAGTTTTGAAACAAATGAATTTTCCAAAACATATGATTAATGAAACATTATGTTATTTGAATTCTAACAAGAAATAGAATTATACGTTTATATAATCACCTTTTTATATGGTTTTAATTTAAATGGATCTTCTAGCAATTTTTGGTGTAGGAACAAATTTAATGTTTTCACTTGGGATAATTTTTGTAATTGTATTTACACTATTTTATTTAAGACAAAGATTAACTGATTACGATAGTAAATTAACTGATATGATACAAATAATATCAGGAATGAACAGTGAAATTGCACATATTAAAGCAATGAACAGCAATAATACGGTTTGTGATTCTAAAAAAGTTGAATTAACAACAAATAGGTCTATAAATGTTATTGATGAATGTGGTGAAGAGCAAGATTACTATGGTAATTTAGGTAATGCAGAGAATGATGATGATGTTGATGATGTTGAGGATGAGGAAGATGACGATGGTGAGGATGAGGAGAGTGACGAGGAAGAGGATGATGAAGATGACGAGGACGAGGAAGAGGAAGATGAAGAGAATAACGAAGATGATAATGTAAAACACGTTGAATGTATTGAAAATGATTTGGATAATACAGTTTCAATGTTATTAAAAAAAACAGAAACTTCACGTCTAGTAGATTTAAGTGATGCTGTAAATAATAATGATACCAGCACAACATCTGATGTTGATTTAACTAAAATGACAATTCAAGAATTGCGCGAATATGCAGTATTAAAAGGTCTAGCAATTGACCCAAAAACAAAGAAAAAGGCGGAAATTATTGATTTATTATACAATGCGTGATAATGCAGAAATTAATAGGAAAATTAATATAATATTATAAATATATATATATATATTATACTATGAGTCGTACTACAAATAATGTGTATGTTAATTTCCCAGGTTTAATGAATGATGGAAGAAATTTTAATAATAAAAACCCAAATGTTCATTTGAATGAGCAGATATTAAAGAAAGGTTCCATTGTATCAAATGCTGATTATAGAAAATATCTAATGACTAATGCAGATAAGATAATTGAAACAAACCGTAATTCATCTTTCTTTGAAAGTAGTAATGTTCAAAATAATATACCAACTACTCAATTACAAAATCCTAATGCACCAAGTGATTTAAAAGTATTATACTTATCACGCGAAGAATTACAAAGTCATTTATATAATAAACCAATCGATGTAAATAATGATGTAATAACAAAATTAAAATAAATATTTACGTTATAATAATAATTTATTGTTATTATTATAAAAATTGAAATAAAACAATATTAAGAATATGAAAAGTATATAAATAATGTCAGTCGAAATCGTGAATAATTTAAATAATGAACCAGAGCGAGGTGATTTAAATAAAAATTTAAACGATAAAGATGAAAATATAATTGGTGGTAGCAATAATGAAGAACCCGATTTTTATAAAGATATGCCGTGGACTTTAATAGATGCTTATTTTGGAGAAAATCATTTAAAACAATTAGTTAGACATCAACTCGAATCTTATAATGAATTCGTTAATTATCAAATAGAAAAAACAATACATATGTTTCATCCAATTACAATTTGTTCAGAACAAGATTATGATAAAAATACACAAAAATATAAATTAGAAATGTTTATTTCGTTTTCAAATTTTAAAATACAACGTCCTCAAATTCATGAAAACAATGGAGCAACAAAATTAATGTTTCCGCAAGAGGCAAGGTTGAGAAATTTCACATACGGTTCAACTATGACAGTTGATTTGAACATTAAATATGTTACCCGAAATGGTAGTAATCTTGAGAATGAACAAGTAATACATAAATTATTACCGTCCGTACATATTGGAAAGATGCCGGTTATGTTAAAATCTAATATATGTTTATTGACACAATACAAGCATATTGACCCAGAAATTATAGGTGAATGTAAATTTGATGCTGGTGGATATTTTATTATAAATGGTTCAGAAAAAACAGTTTTAGGACAAGAACGTGCTGCTGAAAATAGAGTCTATTGTTTCAATGTATCTAAAAACAATACAAAGTATAAATGGATTGCTGAAATTAAATCAGTTGCTTGTTTTAAATCAATTAGTCCAAAACAAATAAATTTAATGATGCAAAGTAAAAATAATGGGTTTGGTTACCCGGTTCAAGTACAAATACCAAGAGTTAAAAATCCAATTCCATTAATTATAGTGTTTAGAGCACTTGGTATAATTAGTGATAAACAAATTTGTAATATTATTCTTTTAGATAATTATGATAATATTGATACGCCTAATTATATATTATCAAAACAACTAAAGGCTTCTTTAGTTGATGCCCGGGATATTAATACAAAAGAAGAAGCATTTAATTATATTAAAGATAATGTTATGTTTACCCCACTAAATATGGATAAGGATACAGGAGAGAGGAAAAAAATCGAGTTTACAAATGATGTTTTAAATAATGATCTATTCCCACATTGCCATAACTTTAATCAAAAAGTATACTTTCTTGGTTATATGGCAAAAAAGTTGTTAATGGTAGATAGTAATTTTATTGAACCAGATGACAGGGATTCATATTTAAATAAACGTATTGATTTAACAGGGGCACTTCTCAATAATTTATTTCGCAATTATTTCAATAAGTTAGTTAAAGATATGCAAAAAATGATAGTAAAAGAAATTAATACTGGTTCTTGGAGGTCAACGTATGATTTCATTAATATTGTTAATCACACAAATATTTATAAAATTATTAAATCAACCACAATTGAAAATGGTATTAAAAGAGCACTAAGTACTGGTGACTTTGGTCTTAAACATTCAAATAGCACCAAGGTAGGTGTTGCACAGGTTTTGAATAGAATGACATATGCATCAAGTTTAAGCCATTCGCGAAGAATAAGTACGCCTATTGATAAAAGTGGTAAATTAATCGCACCTCGTATGTTGCACAATACAACGTGGGGATTTCTTTGCCCAGCAGAAACTCCTGAAGGTCAGTCTGTAGGAGTTGTAAAAAACCTAAGCTATTTAGCACATGTTACCATTCCTTCAGATAGTAGATGTATACAAGAGTATGTTAGTTTACAAATTATACTTTTGGAAACAATAGTTGATACAAAATTATACTATGATAAAGTGAAAGTATTTGTGAATGGTGCGTGGTTAGGTGTTGTAGATGATGCAATTGCATTATATAATGATTTGAAAAATAAAAAACATACAGGTATTATTAATATTTATACTTCAATTATATTTAGTCAATCAACTATGGAAATTAGAATATGTAGTGATGGTGGACGTTTAACCAGACCTGTATTGAGGGTTACAGATAACAAACTTAATATTGATATTGATACTCATAATAAAATTGCAAAAAAAGAATTGCGATGGGATGATTTACTCGCAGGTATTAATATTCCTAATTCTATTATAGAATATATTGACCCAGACGAACAAAATACTAGTATGATATCTATGCGAACAAAAGATTTGAATGATATTAACCCTAACAAAACAATCAAATATACGCACTGTGAAATACATCCCAGTACAATCTTCGGGGTGTTAGCATCTTGTATTCCATTCCCTGACCATAATCAATCACCAAGAAATACGTATCAATGTGCTATGTCTAAACAATCAATGGGTGTATATGTTACTAATTATGATAACAGAATGGATAAAACAGCGTATGTTTTGAATTATCCAATGCGACCACTTGTAGATACGCGAGTTATGAATATATTACAATTGAATAAAATACCATCTGGTTCACCTGTTATTGTTGCAATTATGAGCCATACTGGGTATAATCAAGAAGATAGTATTCTTGTAAATAAGGGTGCAGTTGATAGAGGTCTATTTATTGCAACTATTTTACATACTGAAAAGGATGAGGATAAAAAATTATTTGGAGATGATGAAATCCGTGGAAAACCAGACCCTTCCCGTACTAAATGTATTAAATTTGGTAATTATAACAAAATTAATAATGAAGGTGTAATTCCTGAAAATACACTGATTGAAAATAGAGATGTAATTATTGCTAAAATGGTTCCAATTAAGGAAAATAAGAATGACCATACGAAACTTATTAAATATGAAGACCAAAGTAAAGTTTTTAGAACAAATGAAGAAACTTATATTGATAAAAACCATATTGGACGAAATGGTGATGGTTATAAATTTGCTAAAGTACGCACACGAATAGTTAGAAAACCTGTCATTGGGGATAAATTTAGTTCAAGACACGGTCAAAAAGGAACTGTTGGAAATATTATACCTGAAGAAGATATGCCATTTACGCGCGATGGAATTAAACCAGATATAATTATTAACCCACACGCTATTCCTTCTCGAATGACAATTGGACAATTAAAGGAAACTTTACTTGGTAAAATATTGGTTCAGTTAGGTTTATTTGGAGATGGCACTAGCTTTGGAGATTTACATATTGATGATATATCATCAGAACTTAGTAAATTAGGTTACGACCGTAATGGTAACGAAGTGATGTATGATGGTTTAACTGGAGAACAAATGGAAGCCGAAATATTTATTGGTCCAGTATTTTATCAGCGACTTAAACATATGGTTAATGATAAACAACATAGCAGATCTATTGGACCGATGGTTAATTTAACAAGACAACCTGCTGAAGGTCGTTCAAGAGATGGGGGATTACGTTTCGGTGAAATGGAAAGAGATTGTATGGTATCCCACGGAGCTTCAAGATTTACTAAAGGGAGATTATATGATGCTTCCGATAAATTTCAAGTACACGTATGTAATGCTTGTGGTATGATAGCATCATATAATGATGAATTACATATACATCATTGTAGAACGTGTGATAATCGTTCAGATTTTGATTATGTGCAAATACCATATGCTTGTAAATTACTATTTCAAGAACTAATTACAATGAATATTGCACCCAGAATTATGACAGCTAAATAGAAAAATATACATATTTAGAAGAAAATAAATGTAGCAAAAAAATAAAAATATTTTTGTATTATATATAATGAATACAAGAGGATTAGTATTAGAACTTGGGGGGTCTAGTAATCGCGCCGAAACAAGACAAGTGTTAACTAGAGGGTGGAATACGTCTTTGATTTTTTCAACAAATAAAGATCTTAAAACTACTGCTGGCACCTTTAGAGTTACTCAAAATGCTGGTGATGTTAAACATCGCCATAATTATTCAGCAAAAGGACCTAATCAATTAAGTGGATTAGCAATGACATATGTTTCGGGTAAAGATGGTACGCAAGGTAGTGACGAAACTGTGCCTGTTAGTTCAACAAATGTAAAATATGTATATGATAGTTCAAACTTCACACGTTACTCAAGAGAAAAATCTATGAACCGTTTTATACAAAGTGCTAATGCCGTATAATTTTTTTATATTAAAAACTGCTGTAAATTATATTATATTTATAAATTATATAATATAATGAAAAAATATTTTGCTGAATTTTTAGGAACACTATTCTTTGTATTTGTTATTATTGCCAGTGGTGATGTATTAGCAATTGGTGCTGCATTAGCTATAGTTATTTCAATAATTGGTGGCATTTCTGGAGGTCATGTAAACCCTGCAGTTACTTTAGCATTCTTTGTTAAAGGAACTTTTCCCCGGTCTGATTTGTTGCCCTATATTTTAGCCCAAGTTGCTGGTGGTTTTGCTGCGGTTGAATTGCACAAGCTTGTATAAATTAATTAGAAACTTTTTTTTATTATAATGATTTCTCGTAGAATAACAAAAAATTTAAAAATAATAATAAACATATAATTATTATTTTTATTAAATTAAGTTATTTCTATTTTTAACATACTTGGTTCTTTCGTCAGTTCTGCTTGACCGACAGTTCCCCCTTTTTTGACATATTTACACTTAATGTAAATAATATTTATTTTATTCACACTGTCCGGTATTTTATTTTGACTTCTATTAAAACAGATACGTCCTGCGACCTTGACTCTTTTTTGAATATACTTTTTTTTTTTAGCGTTTGTTTCAAATGTCATTGTATTATCTATATTACAGATAATATAGCACGAAGGATAATCTGCCAAATGTACCCATATATCATTTTCTTGTGAATTATCTAAGATATCCCAATTTGAAGTTGCGTCTGTGCCAATATTATACAGGTCATTTCCATTATGAAACTGCATTATAATTTTAAATTATTGTATTTATTTATAATTTAAATACAATAATATATATTTATATTCAATTTTAATTGGATAATTCGATGTCTTTTTAGTTATTTTATATTCCATTTTATTTTAGTACGACATAATGGGCAATACAAATTATGAATACTATTTTGTTCCTGGTATTATATTGTAATTGAATCTTTAAGCTTATCAATATTAATAAATGGGACATTTCCGTCTTTTACATCTTTATTCGTGCCAACAAAAATACGTTTTTTTATAAACTTTATATAAAAAACAAACATTAAAAATGATTTAAATAATAGAAAACAAACAATCAAAAATAAAAATATAGTATTTACAATAAATTTGTTTTTGAAAATATCTGTAAAAATCCCGACCATTTTTTCTTGAATCGAAAAATTCATTATATATAATATAATTATATATAATTATAATTTGTAATATGTATTTTAAATACCCTCTAACATTTCCTTACCATCTTGTTTAATTATTTTACCTACAAATTCAGCCTGTAGTCCCATACCAGGATTATCGCGCGTCCTTTGAAAACTGACCAAATCATACAATTTATTAGTTGCATTACCCTTTTCATCTAATCTTAATGCGTATGATTTACCGTCAATCACCTTTCTTCTTGCTCCCCAAGTCTCTTTACCCAGATTTAATGCTTGTACTTTTGTATCTCTATCTTCGTGTTCAATATTAGGTTTGTATGAAAATATTTTTGGATTTGTTTCGTTTCCAAACCCAAAACATTCTAATATTTCCCCAGATTTTCCCGTGTTGTGTATAGCACAATCAAATGATGTTTCCTTGATAGATTTAACAATTTGATTAGTAATATCTTCTTTTCGGTTCATTATTTCATATAATGCTTCGTCCGTGGTTAATGGCCTTTTATTTTCTTTGTTAAATTTACTTCTATCATTATTTTTTAAGGTGATAGACATTTTATCTTTGATTTGTGTTTCAGTAAATGTCATTATATACATAAATACTTTAATGTTTCTTTCATCTTCTGGTAATTCACTATGACTACATATTCTTCTTGCGCGACCGATTACTTGTTCTTTACGAACAGGGTGCCAATATGGTTCTGTAATATGAACATATCTTACATTTTTCAATGAAATACCTTCAGCACCTGAAGCAGTAATCATAAATATTTTAATTAATTCGCCATATAAATTATTGGGGTGAATTTGTAAAATTTGTTCTCGCAGTTCAGTTGGGACTAAGTCAAGTTCGCCATTAAAAATATTACGTATTAACTCTTTTTCTTCAGTTGTTTCTGTACCTGTATATAAAGCAAACATTTTGCGAGGAGTTCGTTTATCTTCAGGTATATCTAATGTCCAAGTCGTCCCGGATTTTTTAAGTTTAAACTGTACGAACCCATTTGCTTCCAATATTAAACTAAAAATACCTATACCTTCGAGAGTTCTAAATTGACTATAAATAAGGTGGGAACCTACCATTGCAACGTCCTCAATATTTTCTAGCATATGTAAAAATTTAGGACTATATATTTCCAATGCTTCGGGTGTTAATAATGACGCAGATTCTTTTTGCAAATGCCCTAATGCATTTTGAATACGCGCTGGATAATCCTCACTTTCATCTAATACATCGGCTACTTCTTCGTTATTAATTAAAACACCTTCTTCTGTTTTTCTTTTTTCTGCCACACTAATTCCATCAATATCATCTTCATCCCTCATAATTTCTAACGCTGCTTCAATTTCAAACTTTTCTTCTTTCCCGTCCTCTTTCCCGTCCTCTTTATCGTCTTGAACTTTTTTTCTTTTAGGCATTGGTCTTCCAGGTGGCGATGGAAATACAAAGTTACAATATGCACGTGAAAATATTCTATATGAGGAATTTGTTTTACCATATAATTCGTTTGTTTTACGTGCGCTTTTTACTTCTTTGTCACGTTCTTGTAGTCGTATTTCTTCATATTTTGAAAACTGATAATCACTCATATCAATGCGAATTAAATGATAATCAGATTCGATATCATATTTAGGCATTAATCCCTCTTGGGCACTTTTGAAATATGAGGTTAACCCTAATATTCTT